TCTCGTGTTTTTTCTTCTAAGTTCTCAGTCCTGGCTGCCTCTGCCCTTCGCTCTCGTAAAGTTTTAATTGTCGCCCGATCCAGTAGTGACTCGGCTGTTTCTCTGGCCCAGTGAGTGCCGGTAAAATGCACCCAGCCTAGGGCTTCGCAGTATGCGAACTTCTTCTTGTTGGCCGCATAGACACATTGGGCGTTCCCTTCGTCGTTTGCGCCTGCAGTAGTAGCACCTCCAGGGTCAGTATAGTAATCAGTTACCTGGCCCAGGGCCTTGAGGATCGTGCTGTGTTTATAATCCTCTCTATTCCACTTGTCTCGCATTCTTGGTGAGGCCATGAAAAGCTGGTCTATCTTTTTGTAGTCTCCCCCTGTCCAAAATGCCAAAATGCAGCACAAGGCCAAGTCACCTTCACTGTTTGACGCATATCCCTCATTGAAACCTTGCCACAACTTCCTAAACTTAGGACCACCTGGTGTGTGCTGTGCTAGGTCTACTATTTCTTGCAAGGAGAGCTTATTTGGCCGTGCGGACTTGGGGATTTCGACCTCGACCTCGGTTACAGGTAGGTAAGCTTCTAACTCCTGGGGATTGTAAAGGCGTTCCATATTAGCGAAGACTACTCGGACGAGCTGTGGTTGGTCATACTTGTGATTGTAGGTACCAGGTAATCTAAGGACTCTTGCCAAGTCCTGAGCTGCCGGATCTCCGCCGACGTAGGAGACCCACTTTTTCTGTAGATTACTGGCTGTATTTCTTTTGTCACTCCCATTTATCAGGTAGGGCTCCCTAAGTAGCCAGTAACAGTGATAACCTCCTCCTGAGTCTACTATGACCGAAGGTATGGGAGTTAGGGTTTTTATATGCTCTGCCACCCCTTTCTTGTCTACGTAGTCCTTAGCATCAAGGTCTGCGTACAGGCAGTTGACAGCTTCGATGTCCTCGACTTTGGTTCTCTTGTTAGAACCCTTTTGTACCTTTGAGGGGTGTACCCCAAAGTAGGTGTCAGCTGCGTCCTGCGGAATTGGGGCCACTGTGTCTATAGGCCACCAAAGGGATTTCTTAGTCTGCTTAGTCCAGAAATGCCCATAGGTGCCTCCTCGCATTAGGTATTCTATGAGGCGCATTGCACCCTCCACTTTGCTAGGCTTCCTGAGCTTTCTTGGCGGTCAGGCGAGCGGCCCGACGAGCTTTCGCCTGGGCACGAGGGTCGATGAACTCCTCCCCTGCCGCCTTGGCTGCAGCCGCTTCCTCTACAGTCCAGTATACGTGATAAACTTGCCGGCCGTCAGCACGCCTTGGGGGCCTACCAGGTCTAGAACGTGTCCAGTTGAGTGCCTTCTCGGGGTCGAAACCCCAATATTTCCCGAGAACGCGTACAGTACCGGGGATCTTGCCGGCTCTCGCGGCCTCATATACGACACTCCGGCTAAGTCCTAACCTCTCAGCTAACTCCTTGATGGAGATCAAACTTTCCATTTGTCCTTTAGTTATCTCAGTCCTTTCAGTCCTTTCAAACATTTCTTTACTCCTTTTAGTTTTATAGACTCCGTAGTTAGACCCTCACTTTACACGACGGGGTCAGGTTCAGGTAATGGTAACTGTTCGTACTGTTCGGGTTTGAGTTTGTACCCTAGGGTTGTAAGCTTTCTGGCCTGTTTGGGACTGCAAACTATTTCATAGTTGTGACGGTCTTGAACAGGAACCGGCGGATTTAGGGCTTCCATCAAAAGTACCCTGACCATACCGGAGAGGGATCGGTGCTTCCTGCGTGCTTCGTCTTCAAGTTGCCGACGCATTTCAGGTGTGATTGAAGTATATACCTGTTCAGTGAATTTGGCCCACTTAGGCATTTGTTGCCCTCCTTTCCGTAATTTTACATTATTATACCACAAATCCACATATTTGTCAAGCCAAGAACGCCGATTTCCGAAGTGCCATTTGAGTTCATTGAGTTTTAAGGTTGGTAAGCTGCATGAGGACTGTAGGAGTTTTTAGGAACTGGTTATTTTGACCATTTCGGGCTTGACACGGGATATGGTATATGATATAATGGGGGTTGAAATTGATTGGGGGCGAGGATTTGCTATATCTGTAGGAGGCTAAGTTAAATATGAATGATACTATGCTAAAGCGTTTAAGTGAATTAACTCTCAAAGGTTTAACGGTGCGAGCTATTCGTGCCGTGCTTGAGGATGAAGGACACGCGATGAGTGAGTATCCTGACGTTGTGCTAATTCAGAAAATGATAAAAATTCTAGGATGTGGAGGTGGAGGTAGAAATGACTAGTGAACTGTTAGCTTCGATCGTTGGTGTTGCTCTGTCCCTAATCTTCTCTTACATACCAGGCGTCAAGGATTGGTATGACCGGATGGGTATGAAGCCCGACCTATCAGAGGAGGAGAACGACAAGAGAAATAGGGCTTACAAGCAGATGGTAATGGGCCTTTTGCTGATCGGCACTACCTGTATCGTCTTCGGCCTGGCCTGTGGCGGCGTCATTGAAGCGGTGACCTGTGATAAGGTAGGAGCTTTGGGGTTAGCTAAGGTCCTTCTCGCGGCCCTGATTGCTAATCAGAGTACTTATCTGATTACGCGAAGGTAACTTTGATGCCTGTAGATGCAGTCCAGTTGGCTGACCGGCTTGCTCGTATAGAAACCCGACTGTCTACTTTGGTCGAGGAGCTACAAACCTTTAAGAACCAGGAGAAACGCTTGAGTAAAGCCGAAAGGGATATTGCAAAAATCATGGAGCGCCTGAGCCTGATTGTAATAGCCCAAACCGGTATTCAGCTAGCGTTAATGGGAGCAATAGCGTGGCTGAGCAGTCGGTAGAAGAAATTGTTGTATTAGGTCTGGAGGATAAATGGACCTCCGAGCAGTTAGCTGAGTATTGGGGTATCTCCAGAAAGAGAGTATCCACGGCAGCCAAGCGGGGTCACATACCTGGTGCTACACAGGTATTAGGCCGTTGGTACTTTGACAAAGTTAAGGCCCTTACCTGGATCCCCAAGGAGTTTAAAACCCTTATGAAGCCAGGTAAGGCCAAGGAAGCCGAGGTTACTAAGAAGGGTCACACTTGGGGGCCATTACAGCGAGCAGGTCGCCCAACCAGGATCAAGGAAGAAGCCTACCTCAAGTTGATGATAAGTGCTGTGGAGGCCAACGACTGGTTGGCCATCACAATGAAAGCCGTTGAGCAGGCCAAAGCTGGGGATCATAAGGCCAGGACTTGGTTAAGCAATTACCTCATTGGAGTACCTGTACAAAGGATTGCTGCCCAGATTAAGACGACTCACTACGAGTTTGAGATAGGAGAACGGGCAGCAGCCATTATGGCTCTGTTGAATGCAGTGCGAGATCGTGAGGAGAGCGTTATAGATGCCACTGCCAGACTTGTTGAAGAGGCTAACTCCGACTGAGAAGGTATTGGTTGATGGGCTCATAAGTGATTCTTTGTTATGGATGCCTCACCCTGAAAATATACCACAGATACGGGCATACGTAACTGAGGCTGATGTTTTGTACTACGGCGGAGCAGCAGGAGGAGGAAAATCGGATCTGTTACTTGGTTTAGCAGTAACTACTCATCAGAAGTCAATTATATTCAGGAGGGAGTTTTCGCAGCTCCGTGAGCTAGTAGACCGAAGTGCCGAAATACTTGTTCCCACGGGCGCGAAGTATAATCAAACTTACAGTCGTTGGATGGGTATACCAGGCGGGCGGACTTTAGAATTTGGGGCTGTTCAGCACGAGCAGTTCAAGGAGAAGTACAAGGGGCGGCCCCACGATCTTGTGGGGTTTGATGAAGTAGGAGACTTCACAGAAACACAATTCCGCTTTCTTATAGCCTGGACACGATCAGTTGATCCCAAGCAGCGCTGTCGGATAGTCTGTACAGGGAACCCTCCATCCTACAGGGAGGGCGAGTGGGTCATAAGGTATTGGGCACCTTGGTTGTCGGACGACTATTCGAACCCTGCAGTGCCAGGAGAACTGCGATATTTTGCGACCGTAGGAGGCAAAGACGTAGAATTTCCAGATTCTAATCCTATTGAGCATGAAGGTGAAGTTATCAGACCTCTCAGTCGAACCTTTATACCAGCAAGTCTCAGTGATAACCCATTCTTGCGAAATACGAGTTATGGAACCGTACTTCAGAGTTTGCCAGAGCCGTTGAGATCCCAACTATTGTTTGGGGATTTCTCAGTCCGTAGGTCGGACACACCACGCCAGGTTATACCTACGGAGTGGGTTAGAGCGGCGCAACGGCGTTGGCGGGACAGAGAACCACCAGATGCGCCGCTCACAGCTGTTGGAGTAGACCCTTCAAGGGGCGGAGTCGATAATACGGAAATTGCCCGATTGACCGAAAACTACTTTCATGAACTGTTAACCTATCCAGGTGAGACTGTACCGGATGGGCCAGCCTGCGCCGGCAATGTATTAGAGGCACTAGGGGAAGATACGGATGCGCGCATTAACGTAGACGTGATTGGAATTGGAGCAAGCGTTTTTGATATCCTGGCCTCTCAGGAACTGGAAGTTTATGCTATTAACTTCTCTGAACGAACAAATGCTACCGATCAGAGCGGTGAACTTAGGTTCCACAATGTCAGGGCTGAGGCATATTGGAGACTTAGGGAAGCATTGGATCCTACCAGTGGTGAGGATCTGGCCCTGCCGCCTAGTGATGAATTGTTGGCTGATCTTGTAGCTCCCTTGTGGAGAGTATCTACCAGGGGTATTCAAATAGAGGCGAAGAAGGACATTCGTAAGAGATTGAAGAGAAGTCCTGGAAAGGGCGACGCGGTCGCTTTGGCTTACTACAATCCGACAGCAGGCATTTACTTTATGTGAGTGTTATGAACAAACCGTCTATACTCGAGAGGGCTAGGGAAGCTATAAGGGTTTTCAAGAAAGGCTATCCTGCGGGAGCTAAGTCCTTACCCTTTGCCTGGCCTACTTTCAGAGAACTCAAACCACAATGGCACTTAATTAACTTGCAAACCTACATTGACGAAGGGTTTACCTTGAATTCTTTGGTCTATTCGGCTATCATGTTTAAGGTACGGGCTGTAATTCCCGCCCCCCTGTGTGCATACACGGGAGATCCGGATTATCCAGAGAAGCTACCGCCTGAGCATCCCTTGACCAAGTTAGTTACGAGGCCGAACTCTCATCAGTCATGGACAGAGTTCCAATCACAGAACGCGGTCTACCTGAACTTAGATGGTAATGTCTTTATCTACAAAGACCGTGTGCACAAAGAGATGTATTCTCTGCGACCTGACAGGGTATATATAGTGCCCAATAAGGGTGTGCCGGCATCTATAAAGGGTTATCTATATGTTCGTGAGGGGTCAGGTATTTCTGATGGCCTTCCAATTCTACCAGGAGACATGATACACATCAAGTTACCTCATCCTGGAGACCCTCTTGAGGGTATGGGTTACGGGTTGTCGCCTTTGAGCCCCGCAGCCCAGTGTGCAGATATTGACAACATGATTACCAAGTTTATCAACTTGTTCTTCCAGAGGGGTTCTATGCTAACCGGCGTCCTATCGTTTGACGTACCCCTGAAGGAACCAGTAGTCGATGTAATTCTTGATAGGTGGAAGAAGAAGTATGGTGGTCACGACAAGTGGGGTGTAGGAGTACTTGATCGTGGAGGTACTTACAGTCGGGTGGGTTTGACCTTTGAGGAGATGGGTTTCCATGACCAGGATGCTCGTAGTGAGTGCAGGATTTTAGGCCCGTTTGGGGTACCTCCAGCTCTTATAGGTTCCCGTGTGGGGTTGGAGAGTACGAATTACTCGGTTCTTGAGGGGTATCGTAAAGCAGTTTGGGAAGATACCTTGGTGCCAGAGTTGAGACTGTTCGAGGTCGAGTACCAGCATCACCTCAAAACATCGAACGGTTTCGTAAAATATGACTTATCGCAGGTCCCTGCTTTACAGAAGGAACTGCCAACGGTGGTTAACGCGGCTTTCACTCTGTGGCAGATGGGTGTGCCGGCTAATCAGGCACTGGCGGCAGTTGGGTTACGTATTGGTAAGGTACCAGGAGGGGATGTTCCGTATACTTTTGCTGGACGCGGTCAAGGGCAAGGGCCTCATGTAGGAGTAGAAGAAGGTTGGGGCATGAGATCGTTGACTTGCCAGCAGTGCGGTGGGGAGGTCAAGTTGATTGAAGGTGGGTTACTGAAGTGCTCTCTATGTGAGAGACTATATGCTTTGTCAGGAGGTAATGGAAGTGGAGAAGATTTACTGTTGCCGTATAGGGTGTGATAAAGAGGCCGAGTATCTGGTACCTGGGCCGCCGGTCTTGCATCTGTGCAAGGAACACATGGAGCTCTTGCTTAAGAAATGCAAGGAGGCACAGATAGGGCCTACAGAATTTAAGTCTGACGATGGAGCAACCCCTATGGAGTTCAAAACTCTCCCAGCTTATGGTTTGAAGGTGATAGATGAGGACAAGGGGATCGTTGAGCACTTGATTTCCGTATTTGGGGTAGTAGATCTCGTAAGGGATATTTCACACCCAGGGATGTTTACGAAGACTCTTGCGGAGAGGGGCTCGAAGATTAGGGTACTAGATACTCATCGGAGAGACTCAATTCTTAGAGTTATTGGAGTTCCTTTGGAATTGAAGGAGATCCCCCGCGAGGAGCTCCCTTCAAAGCTTCTGGAAGAGCATCCTGAAGCTACCGGTGGGCTTTGGGCTAGTACCCAGTTTTTGCTGGATACCCCAGAGGGCCGAGGCGCGTTTTTGCGTTTCAAGAGTAATGCTGTATCAGAATTTTCCTTTGGGTACGACACCCTAGACTCTGACGAGACAAAAGGGCCAGATGGTAAGACGGTACGTAACCTGCGTACCGTGCGTTTGTGGGAGTATAGTCCTGTAGCATTTGGTGCTAATCCGGCAGCTGCGGCCGTAGGCGTAAAAAGTATTTTGCCCTCTCCTGATGACAGCAAGGTAGTTGATGTCAGGGAGAATACAATCCGAATTCGAGTCCGCGCTTCCGGAGACTTTGAGAAAGGCTCCTTCAGAACGATCAATATTGGAGCTAAGGATAACGGTATCCAAGCGGTTATTGGGCGGTTGAAAGGGGAAACTACTACCACTATTCAGGCCTATATCTTCGATAAGGATAAGTGGACGTCTGCAGAGGCCCAAGCCTGGGTAAAGAAACACGGGGAGAAGAAGACTTTAAGTATCACTGAACGTCTTAGTGCAATCGAGCGGGCCTTTCACACTATACATAACCCAGCGCAGGGGCCGTACCACTACTGGATCAAGGAGGTTTTTGACGAGTACTTGATCGTAGAGGCCGTAGAGGGTTTAAGGAAGTACTACAAGGTTGCCTACAAGTTTTTGGATGCAGATGCTGGAAGTGTTGAGTTTTCTCCACGAAGTTCGTGGATTCTAGGTGATTTCGTGTTCATCGAGCATAAGCCGGACTCTTCGACCCAGGGCGCGAAGGAGCAGGTTCTTATACTCGATATTGAAATGGAACAGTCAGATATTGAATTGGCAATCTGAGGCCGGGCCGAACTTGTTCACCCACCTCTTGTAAAGTATATAGGAGGTTAAAAGGAAATGAACTGGAAAGAAAAGCTAGCGGAAGCAAATAAGCTGTTCGAGGCGGCTAAGGCGGTTCTTACGGATCCTGAAGCCACTGACGAACAAAAGTCTCACGTGAACCAAATGGTTCTGGATGCCCAGAAGCTCAAAACTGAAGCCCTGCAGTTGAAGAGTATTCTGGAACAGGCTCTTGAGGGCGTGGCGCTCCTGCGTCCTGAGAGCGCCCCTGAGGCTCCTGCAGATGAAGGCCAACCCCCAGCAGAGGAATTTAAGGAATGGGGAGACTTCTTGTACGCCATCTGGATGAAGAAGGCCCATAACGTCGAGGATGCCCGGCTGAAGTGGTTCGATGAACAGGAACCGGAAGGTCAGGAGAAGGCGATGACGGGTGCTGTGGGCGCTCGTGGAGGTTTCCTGATCGCCGCTCAGTTCATGCCAACTCTGTTGGCAGTGATGGGCGAGGACTCAATCGTCAGGCCTACTGCTACGATCATCCGTATGCCTGGTAGGCAGATTAGCCTTCCTGTAGTTGATCAGACTACCACAACGGCTGGTATCCCTCACTGGTTTGGTGGGATGAAGTTCTACTGGGCCGGAGAGGGCGAAGAGAAGGAAGAGACGGAAGCCAAGTTCCGTAGGGTCACTCTGGTCGCAAAGAAGCTCATCGGTCACACCGTCGCCAGTGACGAGTTGCTGGATGATGCGGCAATCTCTTTGGGCGACTTCCTAAGTGGCCCGTTGGGATTTACGGGAGGCGTCGTGTGGATGGAAGACTTCGCGTTCCTGATGGGTGCGGGTGGTGCTCAGCCTCGTGGCGTGATCAACGCCCCTGTAACGTTGGCTCCGGCTCGCCAGGCAGCTGGTACAATCAACTACGTTGACTGCATCAACCTGATCCAGAACTTCTTGCCGAGTGGTCGGGGGCAATGGGTTATCTCACAGAGCGCTATGGCGGACTTGGTTCAGATGTCTGGGCCCACTGGCAATCCGAGTTATATATGGCAGCCTAATGCCCGTGAGGGGCCTCCAGGGATGTTGTTTGGATGGCCGGTACGTTGGACGGAAAAGTTGCCCTTGCTTGGAACGAGGGGTGATATCCTTCTGGCCGACTTCAGGTACTACTTGATCGGTGATCGCCAAGCTACGACCATTGACTCCAGTCAATATCCCAGGTGGATTTACGACGAGACGTCTTGGAGGGTAGTGCACAGGGTTGATGGTCAACCGTGGCTAAGTGCTCCTCTTACTTACCAGGATGGCACGACGCGAATTTCGCCCTTTGTCTGTTTAGGTGATGTAGCATCGTAGTGTAGGGTAGGGTGGCTACCCCAAATTAGTAAGGAGGAAGTGAAATGAATGCAACTGAGAAATTTACGGAAGTTGTAGACGTGTTGGCGGCGCTTGCGCCTACCACGGCCAATGGCACTCAGGCAGCTCACACTACAGGTTATGTTGACTTCGCTGACTATCATCGCGGCTTCGTGTGGTTGCACATCGGAACCCCAAGTGGAGCGAGCACGATTGACGTGACCCTTCAGCAAGCGAAGGACACGGCTGGCACAGGCACTAAGGAGTTGACAGATGTCACTGGCGTTACAGGGACTAAGTCTCCTGACCAGATCGTTGCTGGAGATGCGGGCAACTACGTAGGCATCGAGATCAACACTCCTGAGCTGGATGCGACCAACGGGTATCACTGTATCCAGGCCACGGTGACGGTAGGTACAGCTGCCTATACGTATGCTTTGGCTCTTCTCGGACTGGTCGGTCGATATGAACCTGCGGGCGTGACAGACTTCCAGGAAGTCGTAGAGTAAGGAGTCTGTGAGCAGAGGGTGGGACTGATCTGCCCTCTGCTCACGTTCAAAGGAGTCTATATGCCTTGGGTGACCTTAAGGGAAACAAAAGATGTACGTAGGGGTGGAGTTCTACGGAACTATCTCCCAGGAGACTCGGTGGAAGTGGGCAGACAAACCGCCATCGAGTGGATCTTGGATGGATCGGCTGAAGACCCTTTCGGGCAGATTGGCCCTCCCTTGAACTACAATCAACGAAGTAAGGAATACGGTATTCGGATTAGAGGTCACGAGGGTCAGGAGGATCTAACACCCCTAGGTGATATGGCTCATCGAGTCGAGCTTTCCTACGGGCCTCCGGCTGTACCTTACAAGTATACATTTATATGGAAGCCAGGCAAAATAGTCAGTTCCAAGTTGATAAACTATGGCTTTGTGCGGATTTTGGACGGGTGGGAGATGGCAGCGGCACTGGTGAGTCTTAAATGCTTGGCAGGGGACATAGGGACTGCTGACGAACAAGCACTAACGAAGAGAACCATCGGAGACCTCAGATTGCCGGTGTACGAGTCTCGGCTATTATGGGCACGGAAGTGCCCTGCTGCTATGGCAGTGGTAGAAGAGTGGGCGCGGGAGTTGGAGAAGGGAGCTGATGAGTTTCATTCATTCTTACGCGCCTTGTATACCCAGAGGGCAATGATTAGTACACTGCCTGTAGATTGGGTACACAGATGAAAGGAGTTGTTGTTGTAGCTTTGGGCACGAAGGCTCAGAATGAAGCAAAGGAAAGCACTACTTCCTTACTGAAACACAACCGGTATCCTACAAAGGTTCTTAAGAAAGTTAACTTTCCAGAACCTGAAGGGTTATCGGTAGTTCAGCAGGCTCACTGGGCCAAAGTCAATGCGGATTTGTGGTCGCCCTTCGATCCTACTTTGATGCTGGATGCCGATACTCGCGTGAAAGGTGATTTATCGTTAGGATTTAAGATTCTCAGTGCAGGTTGGGAGCTTGTAATCGTGCCGAGTACTCCCCTACGGGAAGGACAGATTCTTTGGAACCTGGCCGGAAATGAACGCCAGGTGACCTTGCAGGAACTGGGAACGTGGCGACATATTATGCTAAATTCGGGAGTTGTGTACTTTCGGAGAACCGAGCGAGTGCGGCACTTTTTCGAGACCTGGCGTGAGGAGTGGTTGCGGTTCAAAGGCCCAGATCAGGGCGCGATGCTTAGGGCTTTCCGCCGCTGCCCTGTGTTTATGTGGCTGCTGGGTTACCCTTTCAATAGTCTTGGTGGTAGTGTAGTTGATCACTTATTCGGGAGGGCAAAGTGAAGATTGCCGAGCCAGGACTACAGTATTACGTTGACCGTATTAAGAGCGGTAAGCCTTATACCTTCGTGCGGTATGGAGACGGGGAATGGTCTGCTGCTTTCCTGCATGATAGAACATACACGGGCAGTAGATCTCAGCAACTTAATATTCCTAAGTTACAGAAGGATATGCGTCGCAGTTTGACGCATTGTCATATTGCCGAGAATTACATTCCTGCATTACGACCTACATCACTGAAAAGGGGTATCGTTACAAACTGGCTCGTACAAAATGTCCCTAAGGGAGTAAACTGGCATGACTGTCGCGTCTTTTATCGTAGCAGCAAACATGGTCGGTTATTTCCTTTGGTTGAAGCTTTACAGAATCTGGATATACCTCTAATCTTTGTAGGGCCAGAAAGGCTTAGAAAGCTAAGTGAAAGGCAGATTTTTCCAAAGGCGGTCTTCATAACAATTCCTGGAAAGGATTGCTATGTGGTTAAGGCCAAGATTATTCAGCGGGTATTGGATGCACCGCGCCCTGCTTTTATATCTTTTACAGCGGGTCCTGCAGCGAAGATAATGGTTTATGAGCTTTATCGGGTATTGGGAGACAGCTCATTTCTGTTCGATTTTGGTTCGCTATGGGACATTTATAGTGGACATAGTACCAGAGGTTACCAAAGGCGTATGACGCCTGAGGTCGTGAGGCGGAGCTTGACAGGTGAATAGTATAGTTATTGTTATTCCTACCTTAGACAGGGCACGTGGTAAAGATGTCGGAAAGCTTGCGTGTATTGCGGCGGGGACATCTATCCCCCCTAGGGTCATAGTTTCGCATGATAAACACCGGCAGGGTTTTACCAAAACTGCTAATCAAGGAATGCGACAAGCTCGTTCAGATGAAGATATATGCTTGTTGAATGATGATATCTTGGAGTTTCAGTATGGTTGGTTAGAAGTACTTCAACGGGTTCTATATTCGGATCCTAGGTATGGATTAGCTTGCCCGTCGGGTAAAAGCGCGGCTGCCCCTATGAACACAGGTGGGCCTGGCCAAACGGGAACTCAGGTTGTCAAGCAAGCATCTTTTTGGTGTGTACTTTTGAAGAGAGAGATGCTGGATCAGCTGGGCCTTTTAGATGAAGCATTCATTCATTATTGTTCTGATAACTGGTATTGTCACGTAATGCGGCGTAGGAACTGGAAGTGCGTGTGGTGCAAAGCTGCATATCTGAAGCACCAGCATCACGGATCAGGTATGGTAGGGAAGTGGAAAAAGCATGACCGTGCGATTTACTTTAAGAGGTTAGGATGAAAGTCGTAGTCTACACCGCTCTCTTTGGGGACATAGATCGGTTATGGTCTCCTTGTTCGTTAGTTATGGACGGATGCGAACACGTCTGTTTCAGTGATAGGCCTCGTCGTCAGGTAGGATTGTGGGCAGGTCGCGGTCGGCTTCAATCAGGCACAAAGGACATGAACGCGCCGCCGTTTTGGGATGTTCGGATAGTTCCTAAGGGTAAATTAGATGGTCGCTGTGCCGCTAGGTATTACAAAACGTGCTCTCATATTTGCCTGCCAGATGCAGACGTAACGGTGTGGGTAGATGGCAATCTGCGACTGCTAATTTCGCCCAAAAAAGCAGCCAGGCAATGGCTCAGGGGTGGCCATCTTGCTGCTTTCAAACATCCGATACGGAAGTGTTTGTATGCTGAGGCACGCACATGTATGCGGACGCCTCGGGGTAGAGAGTATGGCAAAGATATTGTGCGTCAAGTTGCGGCGTATCGAAAGCAAGGTATGCCGGAAAACTGGGGATTGGCCGAGACGAGATGCGTCGTCAGAGTTAATTCGGAGAAGGCCAGTAAGATGAATGAGGCGTGGTGGGCCGAAATTCAGGAGTATAGTCCTAGAGATCAGATCAGCCTTCCCTACGTATGTTGGAAGCAAGGATTGCGGTGGAGTATTATTCCTGGCAGGATATCTGTTTTTCGAGGCCTTGGAGGTATTAGTGGCGACTTTTGGTGCATCAAACATAGGGAGTAAGATATGCTTATTTATACTGTAATTGTAAATGCTTACGACCGATTACTGCCACTTCCGGCTGGATTAAAGGGAGTATGTATTTCGGATGGCACAGTAGAACCGTCTGAGGGTTGGGAGATACGTGAGATTAAGAAAGTGTATCCTAATCCCCGACACACCGCCCTGTGTCCAAGAATACTGGTATATAAGTACTTTCCTGAGGCAGATCTTACACTGTATGTAGATGGAAACATAGAAATTCTGCAAGATCCTAATCAGTTGGTCGAGGAACTCGAGATGAAGCACGATGCGGCCTTATTCCCTCATCCTCAGAGATCGTGCGTTTACGCCGAAGCGAGTGAAATGATCAAACGTAAGAAGCAAGGTCCTATTGTTACTGAGAAGCAGGTAGCATATTATCGTGCGCATGATCTTCCTGAAGATTCTGGCCTTGCGACAACCTGGGTAATTATCAGGCG